AAATCAGGTACTGACCCTATTGCAGGAGCAGCAGCCAACGGTCTATTAGCATCTATGTTAATCGCTCGTAACAGCTTTGTTTCTGGTGGTGCTGCTACCGACTCAATCGCAACCCATGCAGATGGATCTACTGGTGAAGCAACTCCCTTGGAAGTGTTAAACCGTATGGCTCGTTTACTCGATCAGCAAAATGTTGACCGTGATGGACGTTGGGTTGTTGTCGATCCAGTATTCGCTGAACAGCTTAATGACGAAAACTCTAAACTATTGAATAACGATTTCTCTTCTGGTGACAAGGACATTCTTAGAAATGGACGTATCATAAGCGGATTGATTCGTGGTTTCAGAGTTTATATGTCAAACAACCTTCCTTCAGTAGGAACAGGTCCAGCTACCATTGATACTAATGGTTCAAGCGCACATTATGGTGCTATTGTTGCTGGTCATGACTCTGCTGTTGCAACTGCTTCGCAGATTGAAAAGGTTGAATCTTATCGTGACAATGACAGCTTTGCTGACATCGTTCGTGGTATGCATCTGTATGGTCGCAAAGTTCTTCGTCCTGAAGCACTTGTTCGCGCTCACTACAACATAGCAGGTTAAGGGGAATAGATCATGGCTACTTATGATATGACAAGCTCCTCTACTACAGGCGTAGGAGCAGACAGCGTTGCGATACTTCCAGGTCAAAACACCCACCATTTCATGTATAATGTTGAGGCTTATCTTGACATTGATGATATGGTTGTAAAAGGATACTCAGGAGCAGATGGAGATATCTTTCAACTTCTAGAAATACCAGCAGGAGTACTTGTACTTAACGCTGGTGCAGAAGTTATGAAAGCATTTAACTCTTCTGTAACTGCTGATATCGACTTTGCAGCAGGTGATGACATTATTGATGGTGCAGACGTAACATCAACAGGTTTCTGTGCAAAAGGTACGAACGGTCAAACTAACACTGTTGTTGGTTCAGCTGCTTCAACCTACACACAATTTGTAACAACTACTGATACAATTGATGTTTTGTTAGCAGGAGCAGCACCTTCTACTGGAAGGATTCGTGTCTATGCTACACTCATTGATTGCAATGAAGCTGGAGCAGAAGCATCCTCCGCTGCGAGAGATGCGTTAGCGTAAAGTATTGTGGGGTAGTTTCTTTAATTAGGGCTACCCCCTTCTTTAATTTGGGCGAGATATGGCTACAACATTTTTAACATTAGTTAATGATACACTTAGACGTTTAAATGAAGTTGAGTTAAGTGCAACTGATTTTCCTAATGCTTCTGGTTTTCGCGCTCAAGTTAAAGATGCAGTAAATGCTTCCTTACAAGAAATATCCCAAAAAGAATTTGAGTTTCCTTTTAATTTTAATTCTGCTTCTTTAACCTTAGTTGCAGGTACAGCAGAGTATAGTCTTGCTACTGATTTTAAAATAGCAGATTGGGATAGTTTTCGTATTGCTAAAGACGATAGTCTTAATGCTGATGCTAAAATACTAAAATTAATAAACTATGATACATTTCTAAGTAGATTTTATCAAAGAGATGGTAATGCAACATCGGAAGAATATACAACACCTGTGTATGTATATAGAACCTTATCTAATAAAGCTGGATTTACTCCCATACCTGATGTTGCGTATACAGTAAATTATAACTACTTTGCCTATTCCTCTGATTTGTCTAGTGCTACAGATACTATGACTGTACCTGATCAGTTTAAACACGTTGTTATAGACGGTGCATTATATCACACCTATATGTTTAGAGATAACTCACAACAAGCAGCTATAACCAAACAGAAGTTTGAAGAGGGTATAGATCGTATGCGTACATTATTAATTAATAGATTTACTGATGTAAGAGATACGAGAGTAGGGAGACTTCTTGCAGTTCCACATGGTAACCTATAATGGCTGATGCGTTAAAAGACGTAACGGTATTATCTCGTGGTGGTTTATTTACAAACGAGGATGCTTTAGCTCTAGCTGGATCTAATCCAGGTGCAGCAGTTCGTATGTTAAACATGGAAATATCCCAATTTGGTGGTTACAGAAGAATTAGTGGATATGCAGACTACGACTCAACCTATGGTACTGTTGCTGGTTCTGGTAACGTAATAGGCTTATGGATACTAGAAGGTGTACCTTATGCAGTCAGAAGAAACTTAAAAGATAATACAGGATCACTAGGCACTAACCCTTTTGTTGTTACTAGTGGTAGTCCTACAATAACTGTAACACATAGTAGTCATGGTTTATCTGTAGGAGATAGAGTAACATATGCAGGATCATCTGCTGTTGGAGGTATAACACCAAACTCAGTAGAAATGGTTATTGCCTCTGTAGTTAATGCTAATAGTTATACAGTTAATTTTACCTCTAATGCTAGTTCTGGTGCTACTGGTGGAGGTGGTTCAGTAACATTTACAGCAAACAATGGAACTCAGACATTAGGATCTAATCCTTTTAGTGTATCAAATACAAGTGCTACCATAACAGTTGCTCATACCTCACACGGATTAGTTGTAGGAAACTATGTAACTTTTTCTGGTAGTGATGCAATAGGTGGACTTACTCCTAATGCTGTAGAGATGAAAGTTGTTACAGTTCCTGATGCAAATAGTTATACTGTTACCTTTACATCAGCATCTACTTCTACGGTTAGTGGTGGAGGTGGGTCTTCAGTAACAGCAAACTATAGTAAGTTTTACAGTGTATGGAAGTATACATCTACAGGATGGACAACGGTAGTATCAAACATATCATCTGTCAGTGTAGATAAATTAAGACATAATATGAACTCCTTTACTGGTACTGAGGCAGTTATTATATGTGATGGTGCTAACAGTCCTAGCAAGTTAAGTGGATCAACATTTTCCGTTCATCCAACAGGAGGAGATTACAATCCTACAGGTGCTTCTTTCACTACCGATTTTAAAAATCATCAATTTTATGCTGGATTTCCTACAACAGGATTGGGTCCAAATATACTCCTATTTAGTGAGCCTAATGATGATGATGCATTTACCAACAGCGGTGGATCAGGTAACATTAATGTTGGATTTAATATTACTGGGTTAGCAAAGTTTAGAGATGCACTATATATATTTGGTAAAACTAAAATAAAAAAATTAACAGGATCAGTAAAAGCAGATTACGTTCTTTCAGAAGTAACAGACAATATTGGATGTATTGCTACTGACAGTATTATTGAGTTAGGTGGTGACGTATTATTTCTAGCATCAGATGGTATACGCCCTATTCAAGGTACTGCTAGAATTGGTGACGTTGAGCTTGAAACTGTTTCTAAACCTGTACAGCAACTATTACAGGACTTACCTAATACACATAATCTAAGTAATATGACTTCTGTTGTTATTAGAAATAAATCGCAGTTTAGATACTTCTTTCCTTCTACTAGTACAGCAGCAGCAGATACAGCAGGTATAATAGGTGGACTTAGATTTGCAGATAGAAGAGTAGGTTGGGAGTTTGGTGAGTTACTAGGTATAAGAGCATTTGTAGCTACTAGTGGTTTGATAAATGACGTTGAAGTTGTTCTTCATGGTGATTTAAATGGAGAAATATATAGACAGGAATCTGGTAGTACGTTTGACAGTTCTGATGTTGTAGCTGTTTATGCAACACCTTTTTTATATTTTGACTCTACAGAAAAACGAAAAATATTTCAACATATAACTTTATTTAGTAGACCAGAAGGATCATCAACTATAAACTTAGGTATTGCATATGATTGGGATGATCCAAATGTACCTGATCCAACTACATATTCTTTAACAACAGCAGGATCATTGTCTAGGTATACAACAACAGCTAGTACATTTGATGCTACATTTACATATGATGGATCTTCTAGTCCTATACTAGAGTCTAATATACAAGGATCGGGTAGGGCGATCTCATTAGCTATAACATCAACAGGAACACAGGCTCCCTATAGTATAGCAGGTTTCTCAGTAACATATCAGGATGCAGGATACAGATAATGGCAGGATATACCAGACAATCTTCAGCACAAATAGTTAGCGGTGAGGTTATATCAGCAGCACCAATTAATGCAGAACTTAACCAAGTTTTAGCAGCGTTTAATGAAACGTCAGGTCACTCACATGACGGTACATCAGCAGAAGGTCCACCAATAGATCGAGTAGCTGATGCTGATCAACGTAATATGGTATTGGTAGATACTAGTAATAATCACATTGAATTTTATAATGAGGTAGGTGGTGCAGCTACACAACAAGTTCGTATTCAAGATGGTGCTATTGTTCCTATAACAACTAATGATATAGATTTAGGTACAGCATCACTAGAATTTAAAGATATGTTTATAGATGGTACTGCACATATAGATACTCTTGACGTAGACATAAATGCTACTGTAGCTGGTACATTAGGCGTTACTGGTGCGCTCACTGGAACAAACATAACTGCATCAACTGCATTCTTACCTGATGCATCTGATGGTGCTTCTTTAGGTACATCATCATTAGAATTTAGTGATTTATTTCTTGCAGATGGTGCTGTAATTAATTTGGGAGAAGATCAAGATGTTACTCTTACCCATGTTCCTGATACTGGAATACTTCTTAATTCTACTAATAAGATACAGTTTAATGATGCCTCACAATTTATTCATGGTTCTAGTAATGCTGTACTATCTCTTGGAGCTACAGACGAAATAGATCTTACAGCTACTGCAATAGATATAAATGGTACAGCAGACATTAGTGGTAATACAGCCGTAGGTGGAACACTTACTTCTACTGGTAAAATTACTGCTGATGCTGGTATTGATATAGATAACTTTAACATTGATGGTACAACTATAGCATTATCTTCTGGTGATATGACGATAGATGCTGCTGGTGATATTGTACTAGATGCAGACGGTGCTGATGTATTACTAAAAGATGATGGCACACAGTATGGTGCATTAACAAACAACAGTGGTAACTTAATAATTAAATCTGGTTCTACTACTGCTGCTACATTTACTGGAGCTAATACTGCACTAGCTGGAACTCTTAGTGCTACTGCAATTAGTGTAGGTG